AGCGACATGGCATTGTTGTAACAGCAACAACCATAGCGTGTAAAAACTCGCCATGATATTTTTCGTGATTATGAGTGTATTCTTTCCTAACCCAGCATTTAAAATGTGGGATGTTGCTTTGTAGATAAGCCACGTTTAAGGCTTACTAAGTTTGCCGCCCTTTGCGTATCCTTTAGATTTCATAGGACCGCCTTTTTTCATTCCTTTAGATTTCATCATGCCGCCGTTACGCATGCCTTTGGACTTCATAACACCGCCATTTTTCATGCCTTTAGATTTTACAGAGCCACCTTTGGCATAACCTTTAGTTCTTTTAAACATACAAAACCTCTATTTTTTAGTATTTTTCTTTTTAGCAGGAGTTTTTTTAACAGTTGCTTTTTTCTTAGGCATGTTTAAATAAATCCTGGTTTCCTCTACTGGCTCATCAGGTCTTACTTTAGCATTTTGTCTAGCCTTCATTTTGGCTTCCATTTTTTTATCTGCTGTTACTTTTTTTGTTGCCATATTTTTTCTCTAACTTATAGTCGTTACTTTACGACGATTGTTCATAACTTTACCACAGCCTTTAGCTATAAAACCACCGTTTTTCTTTTTGATGCGGTTTTGATTTGATATGCTACTCATAAGTCCGCCTTCAGATTTTTTTGTTCTACCATCTTCCCAACTAATTGCCTTTGGTCCTGTTTTCTTTTTAGCTGCTGACGTGCATTGTGCTTTTGTGGGTCTACACGCAGGATAGGGTCTTTTAGTGTTTGTTTTAGATTTTCTACCGCAAGGTTTACCTGTCTTACAATCAATCCAGCCTTTACCATCATTTTTAGAAAACCAATCTTTAAGTGTTTCTTTTTTAGCCATTACCTTCGTTTACTAGCCATTACAATACCTTGCCCGCGGCTACTTACTGGACCACCTGTAGATTTTTTTTGCCTGTCGCTACCCATACGGTAATTACTAGGACCGCCAGCGTTTCTACATTTAACCATATGCCCAGATCTGTATGCAGAATTCTGAGGCATTTTTCCACTTACATATTTGTAACAAGCATCTTTTTTGGGTTCTTTTTTCTTAGCCACTAACAATCCCAGTCTTTTCTAGCCCAATAATTAGCACTACATCTATCTGTAGTACCACCCATTCCACCACTTCTAGCGCAATAAGATTTCTTTCTTGCTTTACTATCTTTGTGCATACCAAGTTTTGCATCACCAAAGGTTATACGTTTGACTCTAGAACTTTCGCTGCTGCAATTTTTGACAAAGACTTCTTTACGTTTTTTGCCATAACCAGGGCTACCTTTTGAGATAGCCCTTGGTTTGTTCAGAGACACTGTCTTACCTCTGTATTCAGCCATGCTCTTACCTAGCTGTAATCTTTAATTAAAGTCAAAACTATAACGTAAGAATCTCCACTTGAGGCACCTGTCGTAGTCAACTTGATGTCTCCTGTTTTGCCAGAAGCCGCAGCAGTATTTTGTATACCGCCAAAGCCTGTAAAGTCTTCGTCCGTCGTATAGTCTGAATTAAGATCCCAACAAATAGTATTGGTAGTTGCATGCCATAAAAGTTTGACACTCATGCCAAAAGTTGAATAAACAATCCTTCCAAGCTTTACGCCTGTACAAGTTTGGCCATTGGCACTGTTAGCAGCTAAAGCACTAACATCTACTTTTGTGACTGCGCTTTCACCAGTACCATCTGATGTGTTAGTCAACTGTAAAACAGCTATTCTATCGCCATCCTGTATTGTTGTTGATGTTACTGCATCTGCCATTGTTTACTCCTATCTTTCGACTGCTGCTACTACGTAGTCAATAGTCATAGTTTTTGCTGCTGCTTCACCATTTTGTATACCGAATGAAACTGTTAGTTCTTCATCGGTTACTAAGTTAGTGTTAGCTACAGCTACAGGTTCTGCATTATTTATTGAGTAGTATACTTTTGAAGTATCAGGATCAATAAACCAAGTAGTTACGATAAACGTATCGTCAGCAATTGTTGCTACATCTGATGTAGTAGTTGCAGAATTATCTTTTTCAACTAAGAAATCAAGACCTGTACCGCCGTCTGCTTTAAGGAAGAAAACACCATCAGTTGTATCAAGAGGTGTGGTATCTGTAATACCAAGACCTATAACAAAGTCAGATTGTGTAGCATCGCTTACTTTGAATCTAGCAGAGAAGTATGCTCTTTTGCTTGTACTTAATTTAAATCCTTCACCTTTAAGTTGTAAAAAGTCTAAATCATTATCACCAGCAGCGTTTGTAAGCAATAAAGCTCCGCCTGCGGATGAAGTTACAGCTTCAGTAGCACTACCTGTACCAGCTTCAGTTGTTGTTATCGTCCAATCACCAGAGTTATAAGTGAAAAAATCATTTTGGTACATGTAGTACGTTTGATCTGATGGATATGGAGCGAACATAGGTAGGTCTTTCTTATGCTTGGAAGCAACAGTATTACCCGCCCATAGTATTAAGTTTTGAAAATGTGGATTAGCCATTATGAACTCCTTATATTTGTATTAATGGAAACCGTAAACGGTCCTCATCAAGCTAATTAAACATATTTACATCATATATGCTATTTTTGAAAAGATAAAGAAAAAAAAAGGGAGCCTAAGCCCCCTTTCCTTTTATAGAGTTTACGCTCCTTGAGAACCGTATACAGCTCTAAAGTTAGAATATCCAAATGAATATCTTTCTCTAGCCTTGTATCTCATGTTACCAGTGTCGAAATCTCCCTCTAATGCCGTAGACATTGGTGATCTTTCAAAGTGCTTAAATCCATCAGGACAATCTGTCTTGATGAAGAAAGCGTCTGTGTCAGTTAAGTAGTGATTAACTACATAACCATCAGGTAACATTCCCATGTTTCTGACAGCGTTAATATCATTGTCAGATGTTCCTACTCTCCCTGGGGATTGTAAGAGTCTGTCAGCGATAAATTGAAGTTGAGGTGGAACGATAAGTTTCATTCCTCTCAAAGCAATTGCTAAACCTCTATCATCAGTGAACGTTGATATATTTATCAACGCATCTTCTAATGAAGTTTCATTCAAATCTGCCATTGTAGTTGCACGGTTCGCTAATGTGCCACCGCCACCTAAAGAGTGGTCAGTTGCTATTAGTGTTGAACCGTCACCACCTGTTGTAGCGAACGCATTGTTCAATACAGCAGCAGCTTTGATTTGTTTAGTGTTTGCCATAGATCTTGCAAGAGCCTTAGTGTATCTAGCACCAAGTCTGTCATACAAGTTATCTTCAACAGCTTCTTCAGTTAGAGCAAAAGCTAACGCTACAGTTTCGTGTGTGTAACGAGAAGTGTAGCCTTCATTAGCGTTATCGAATCTAACGCCCGTTCCTTCAGCTTTTACTTCAGCATTACCGAAACCTGAAATTAACACTTCTTCTTCAAACGCTCTGTCAGAAGATTCAGTATCAAAAATTTCAGCGTGTTCCGCTTCATACCTAGAGTATTCCATCCCAAAGAGGGCGTTTAATCCAGGCTCTAGTTCCTTCGCTAATTGCGATCTGTTAATTGCCATTATTATACTCCCGTTACTGTGGTGTAGAAATGCTCATTAATATATACGATTGCGTTTATATTAGCTGAGCCCGTTGTGCTGTTTGATGGATCAGTAGAGAATCCTACGATTCTAAATTGAGCAGTAGTAGCTGCTGTGGTTGAGGAAATCTCAGCCGCAGACATACCAGTTTTTGTAGAGCCAGCAGTGTAGGCCAACTCAACGTTGTTACCTACAGCAGTTTGCGCTAAAGAACCAGTGCATTGTACTTCAAACAGAGTTTTGGGGTCATCGTCAACAAAAGCAACAATATCAGAAGATGCTGTAGTTGTTGGAAAGTAAGATGAAAACACTACGTCTCCACTACTATCTGTATATCTACATCCTCTGAATATTCCCAATAAAGTTGTTGCGGCACCAGCTACTAAAATAGTACCAGTGTTCAACATCTTGACTGGGTCGCCCGAAAAGATATTTCCAGTTGCGCCAG